TCAAGGAAGTCGAAAAGATGAACAATGCAGGTAGTACAGGCGATGATCGTCTGTGGAAACTGGAAGTAGATAAAGGTGGTAACGGTTATGCCGTTATTCGTTTCCTGCCTGCTCCTAACGGTGAAGATCTGCCGTTCGTTAAACTGTACTCCCATGCCTTCCAGGGTCCTGGTGGATGGTACATTGAGAACTCTCTGACCACTCTGGGTCAGAAGGATCCTGTGTCTGAATACAACACGATGCTGTGGAATAACGGCACCGATGCTGGTAAAGAGGCAGCACGTAAGCAGAAACGCAAACTGACTTACATTGCTAACATCTATGTTGTCAAAGACCCTGCTAACCCTGCCAACGAAGGTCGGGTGATGCTCTATAAGTTTGGCAAGAAGATCTTTGACAAGATCACTGCCGCAATGCAACCCGAGTTTGAAGACGAAGAAGCAATCGATCCGTTCGACTTCTGGCAAGGCGCCAACTTCAAACTGAAGGCAAAGAACGTTGCCGGTTATCGTAACTATGACTCTTCTGAGTTTGCACGTCAGGATGCACTGCTTGATGACGATGATGCGATGGAAGCAATCTGGAAGAAGGAATATTCTCTTGAAGAGTTTGTTGCTGCCGACCAGTTCAAATCCTATGATGATCTGAAGAAGCGTCTGGACTATGTGCTTGGTATTAAGGGCACTCCCAAGTTCCAGGACCAAGAGACTGTTGAAGAGGAAGAAGAGTTCCGTCGTCAGAATCGTGGTGAGAGCAACCCTATGCCTCAGTCCATGAAGGAAGAACTGAATGCTCTGTCCAGTGATAGTGGTGGTTTCAACGATCCTGATATCACTCCGTCCTCCAAGGATGACGATGATGACACTCTCTCATACTTCGCAGCACTCGCAGCAGACTAAATGAGATGGACCTATGAGAGGGTCTGCCTGACCCTCTTAGTTATTGCCACTTACTATGGTTTATTGTTTAAGTGATTGTGACTTTGGTATTTTCAGTACGAATCAGAGATTCGTTTACATATTCAGATGATACACCATAAGTCATAATCTCTCTCATATCATTTAAAAACTGTTGTAAATATCCTCGTTTTAGTAGATAAATCGAGGATTTTTTATTATTCTTAGAAGTTTCATATTCCCAATTTGAAACTCCTGTTCTCACATCAATTCCAGATACCGAAACGTTTGTGCCATTATCACTATAGTTCAATCTGAAATCACCATTAACATCTTTACCGGCAGGAAGTATTAATCGACCATTTGAATCTTTAATTTCTTTTGTTTCATAGTGGTGATCAGCATTTATATTTTCGATACCATATTTTTTTTCAACGTATTGATACAATTCAAAGTTTGATAATGGCCACTCATCTCTTACATTAATTATACCTGCGGTCATCAGAACAACCCAATCAAGTTCGGCATCACCATAAAATTCTTCTGCCACGGTATCAGGTCTTGCTCCATCTACGATCTCATACTTGTTAAAGATTGTAAAAACATTCTGCAAATCATCACGTAACTTATTTCTTCTGAATAAGTTTTTAACCGTTACATATTCTTTTGATGAAATTGCATCGGATAGAAAAGATTGATATTCTACATCCGGTAGTTCTCTGAAGTATCCCATTAGAATCCGACTCCTGTTTTTCTATTTTCTCCACTTGTATCATCATCATAATCAATATCATAAATTGGTTCGAGTTCTTTGAAACTTAGATTCATAACTAAGGAGATGGGTGTTCCGTCTCCATAAGTAGCATAAGTTCCTTCTCCTGTGTAATTTACCGACATATTCTCAAGAAAACATTGCTTAAATTTATGAAGAAATGAGTGTGGTTGACTTCCCTGCATGTATCTGATTTCAAAAATATCGGGCGTCTTTAGGAATAAATTTTGACTTCCACCAGATGTTACAGTTTTTGGTGCCATAGATCGTTTGAAAGTGTTTATAATATCTCTTACTGCTATTGATTCATCTTGACTTCTTGGTGTCATTTTAAATGAAAATCTAAAAGACCTTAAAGTAGGACCATTAAATAGAAGTTCCATGTTTGGATTGAAAATATTACCCTCTTGTCTAGCTTGTAATTGATCTAATGACACATTACCACCAAAAACACTTGCTGCTTGTGCTGCTAATTGTTTTGTAATTAAATCTTGTGTTGTTCCCAAATCTAAACCAGATTGTTCTATTCTTTTACCCAAATCACCCCCCAATTCTCCAATTGATTTTTTCCCCTGCAACACTTCTGGTAAACCCTGCATTATGTCTACAGATCCACCGGCAAGAGCTGCAGCAAGACCGTTCATACTTGAGTCACTATAACTAACCGCATTTCCATCCTGAATATTTGGTGGAATAGGTAAAATTATACTATGTAATATATTTTTTCCATTTGCTCTTCTTGATCCGGGACTTGAAACAAGACTTCCATTACCATTATTGCTATTATTTTTAGCAACTGGTCTATATTCAACTATGTCTATTTTCAAGTAATCAGTTGTATTGTGTATCTCTTCATTAACCGGATATCTTAAATTTCTTGGTGGAATGGATGATTTTTTTGTTTGAGCGGGTGGTCTTGATGGAAGAGTGGATGGTTTTTCATTAACTGGTGCATTTCCTGAGTTTGGACCCGAACCAGGTAATGCAGGACTGAGTTGAGTTTTTCCAGCTCCACCACTTTTAACTAAAGCAGAAGCACTAGCTCCATTCTGTACCTGTAGTGCTCTATTTTCTCCAGCATCCTCTCTGAAAGATGCCATTTTAGGTTTTTGAGCATCTACCTTTTTTCCTCTATTTTTTGCACCACTACCTCTTTTGTTGCCCATATTGACAATTTTTTAACTATTTAGAACGAACTTTGGCAAAACCGAGTTCTATAACATCGGACATCTCTTCTGGATAGACTTCATAGAGTCCACCAACGATTTGATTGTAGTTATATTGTCTATTATCACCCCAGTGAAAGTTGATTCCACGAAATCCCCAAGAAAACACATTCGTTACTCCTACGAGAGGATATTCATCGTATTGTATTCCTGGTGTCTTGGCAGTATAAAAGAAGGTATAATATTTTCCTGCAACAGGAATCTTTCCACCTTCCGATAAAACTCCTATCAAATTTTCCATTACATCATCGGCAGTTTCCACACCGATAAAAGTATCTATTACACCACGCACACGATTTTCATTATCATCTGTTGGGTATAAGAATGTCATTTGATACCTAACTCATTTTCTGTGAGAACTTTGAATTCATAACCACGATCTAGACACCATTCTTTAGCGGCATTCCACTTTGCCTGATTTTTTGCATATTCAACAACTTCGTAGATATAACCTTTCGTTTTTCTTTTTTGAACTTTGGGTTCTATGCACTGTTTGAAAGGTTTGATTTCGATTATCATCTTTTTAATCTTACCAGTCGATTCTTTGACTTTAATGTAAAAATCTGGAAAGTATCTGTGATACTTATTATCAACTGGTGAACGATATGGGACGATTATTTCTTCACTTCCCCATTCTAAAATGTTTTCATTCTTATCACAGTAAACCATAAATTTGCGTTCCCAGAGAGAACGATATACAATGTTTTTAGGGTCACCCTTATATTTTTTAGGATAAGATGGTTGATATTTTCCCTTATATGACATCTAAATAACTAATAATAAAGTAGTCGTATAGGTATTTAGAGTGCCAAGTCCTATATCAAAAGTAGTACCAGCAAGAGATGTCAAAGAACTATTTGGCAAAATTGCACAAACTAATCATTATGTCGTAAGTTTTTCTGAACTTACACTTCCGATTACACAACATATAAGGAGTAGATTTGGTGTTAGTGATGTAAGAAGTTTTGTTTCTCGCAAAGCAGGTATTTTATGTTCCGATGCTTCATTACCAACCAGCACACTTGCAACTGCTGAGGTCAAGGATAACTTCATGGGTATTCCTCAGGAATTTGCACATACGAGATTATATACTGATTTGGATTTTACTTTTTACGTTGATGATGACTATAAGACTTTAAGAATATTCGAAGGTTGGATTGACTATATTTCAAGTGGTGGTGAAATTGGTGAAAATGCAAAATCATATTATAGAAGAATGAGATATCCAGATACTTATAAATGTGATACAATGTATATCACAAAGTTTGAAAGAAATTATAAGAATGAATTGGTTTATCAATTCAGAAATGCATTTCCCAAATCTATGACTGCTGTTCCTGTATCTTATGGTGCCGCAGATTTACTTAAGGTTACTGTGCTGTTCAACTTTGATCGATACATTATGATTCCTAAACGTGCAACCTCAACTACTAAAGGCACACAAAAAGATAATAGTTCTAAACAAGGTCAAGATACTGATTTTAATATTAATATTAGGACTGCAGATG